GGCTCCCTGGGTCCATCCCTTCAGGAAGTCGTTGAACTGGTCAGCGTCCATGCTGTCCACGGCGTTCAGCTCAGGCGAGTCCTCGCCGAGTACGGTCTCCAAGATGATGAATGCACGGTCGCCGTCATCGCTTGCCTTGCGGGACTTGCGGACGACACCGATTGGGAGCGAAGCGAAGGCAGGGATAGTGAACTCGGTGCCTTCGTGGGTGAAAGTGAAAGTCTTCGACTTGTGGTCTTCTGGCTTGGCGGTCATGGTCTTTCCTTAGCGGTCAAGCAATTGCGTTATAACGCAATTGTTACGGTCTTCTTCTTGCACTGGAATGCAATAGCGGTCTTGAAAGGGGGGTGACCCGGGGGAGCAGTGACCGCTCTACTGCTCCCCCGGGAGTCTGTTACTAGGAAGCGAACTCGCTGTACCAGATGTCTGCTGCACGTCCGTTGGTGACGTAAGCGGTGACGGTCAGGCCGTAGGCGACAGCCTCGCCGTTCTGAATCTTCTGAGCCTCAACGGTCAGAATCTCGCCGGCAGGAACGTAGTGGCGGATGTTCTTGGTTCCGTCTACAACGTCGATGACGAAGCTCTGCTTGCCACCAGTGCTGGTTGGCGAAAGGGTTACCTTGCCCGAGGTCAGGCTCGAACCGAAGTAAGCCTGGAGGGTAGCCAGCGAGGTCTCCAGCAGGGTGAACTGGTAGGTGACAGTTCCCTCGGTGACCATCGAGCGAACCAGGTCGCTGTTCTGCCATGCGCGGATGTCAGCAGTCTTGCGGTCGATGCTGAACTGAACGCCGTCCGAAGAGACGTAGCCCAGCTCGGTGAAGCCGACGGCCAGGGTGGAGGTTGCAGTGGTTGGAGCAGTGACAGTGGTAGCACCGACATAAACCTTGCCAGTGATTCCCACCATTACGTTAGCGGCAGTTTGTGCCATAGTGGATGTTTCCTTTCGAAAGGGGGGTTGCCCAAAGGGGCTAGGGTTTTCTGCGGTGCAGAAACTTAGAGGTCGATGCCCTTGACTACGAGTCCCACGTCAATGGATCGCTTCTCGTTTGGTCCGTCGTCACCGATGCGGACAGGTCCGAGACGGACTTCTGCTCGCTTGATTTGTGTACCCACAGAGCCACGGATTAGGGCTTCCACCAGGAGAGCCAGGTTCGTGCAGGTGATGTCGTCCTGGGCGTAAACGTCAAGCGTGACGGATGCGTCCTTGAGGACGTAGTTGCTCTCGTTGTTGTAGGCGGCAACGATTACCACTTCTTTTGCCGGCTGGGTTTCGTCCGGCTGTGCCTTCTTGGTTGCGACTCGCACAGTGGATTCACCCTTGGCGGCGAGCGCAGTCTTCAGGTAGGACACGAGGGTTGCCTCAATGTCTGGGAAGATTACTGCCATTTCTAACCTCGATGAGTGAACTTGTAGAGTGCGGCTCGCAGGTGAGCTACGCCGTCGCGCTTCTGTGTGTGGAAGTGGGCGGCGAGGAAAGTTTCGATTGGTGCGTGGCTGATGATGTCTACGCGGGGGCGCTTGCCTCCACGGGGATTCCATACAGCGGAGAAGCCGGCAGCGGCATAGCCGTCGATTCGTCCACCGCCACCGTTCTCGGCGTCTGATGCTGTTGCCTGTGCCTCGGCTGCGACTGCCTGGCCCACAGAGAGCATCTCTTGCTTGATGGCTGGGTTGGTTTCCAGGAACTCTGCTAGGGCTAGGTTGTCGATGACGACCTTGACGGAGGCTTTAGCCATTCTTCCGACGCACCTGCACAATCACGCCGACGTTGAAGTCGAACGGTGGAATCCATTCCTCAGGGTTGCCGTCCTTGACGAACTCCAAGCCACGGATGAGGAACTTGTCTCCAGGCTCAACGACTGTGCCGTTGGGCATGTAGATGGTGAGCGCCTGGTCGATGGCGTTGCGATCAGTGGCGACTGGTTCGCTTGTGCTACCGATTCCCACCATGCAATCGGTCACCGTGATGGTGGTGACGCTGTAAGTCTTGTTTCCGTGTGCATCGACCGCGCTAGGGGAGCGGCGCTTGATGACTACGGTTTCAGAGCCTCGGAAGAACGACACTAGATTCCTGTCTCGGTGTAACCGTCACCGTTCAGCCAAGAGAATGGAGTCCAACTGGTGGCGTTCGGTGCGAGGTCTACTTGGAAAGCCTTGCCTAGACGCTTAGGGGAAAGCATCTCTTCCTCGTCGTCGGTCAGCCAGATGTCGCTGTCCTTGCCGAAGGTTCGGCCTTGACCGAATGGGCCAGTCTGCTGCTGCCAGTAGGTCAGGTTCTCTGGGTTGCGTAGAACACGCGATACCTGACGGCAGACAACGAACTTCACGACCTGCGCCGACAGAGTGCCGGCGTTGATGCGGTCTTGAATCTTAGGGTATTCAGCAAGGATTACGGCCTCGGCGTCACCGATGAGGGCGTTCACCAGGTCCACGTCGGTGGGTGCGCCAGAGCCAACCCAGCGGTCGGTTACGTCAGCGAATGTTGCCCAGGTCATGCTTGCCTTTCAAGATTCAAAAGAAGGGGGTGTGGGAGGAGGCGGGCGAACCCGCCCCCTCTCACGGTTCGGACTAAGCCGAGAGGTACTTCACAACGCCAGTCGAGCGCAGAACCTTTGCGCCGTAGACGTGCAGACCACGGATGATGTCGCTGAACGACGATGGGTCGCGCAGGGTCTCGGTCTCTTCGATAACCGAAGCGAAACCAACAGCGCTGTCGTGGTAACCAACTGCGTAAGGCTTGGTAGCCTCGGCGAACAGTGGGGTCTCCAGTACGGTCAGACCGTAAACCTTGGCGACAACACCGTTGCGCAGCTCGTTCTCGCCCAGACCCGAAGCCTCAAGGCCAAGGCCCGAAACCAGAAGGTCAGCGAAAGCAGGGTTTACAGCAACGTAGCGACCAGCGGCTGGAACCTTGTTCTTGGTCATCAGGGTGCGGATTGCACGGAGTGCAGTCATAGCCTTGGCGTAGGTGTCAACGGTGACAGCAGTTCCGCTGTTGGCGTTTACACCAGCGTTGGCGACCATCTGAGCGATGACGTAAGCCTCAGCGTCCTCGGCGAGAGCGCCACCGGCAGCACGAGTCCAAGCGTCGAACGAACCAGCAGCCTGAGCGCGGTCAACGTCGTCAACCTTGAACGAGAATGCCTTCTCCTGGTTCAGAACCAGGTCAACCTTGCTGTCCGAGAGAGCCTCAGCGGTGATGGTGCGGCTTGCTGCTGCGTAGTCGGTGATGGTTGGGGTGGTTGCGCCGATGATGTGAACGGTGCGACCGCGACCCGCTTCACCCTCGTAGGAGGTGTTTACGGTTGGGATGATGATCTGAGCAGACTGGAACGCGGTAGTTACGCCAGCCGACCAGACCTCAGCGATGAAGTTAGAGATTGCCATTGGGCTAACTCACTTTCTTTTCTGGGGTTTAGTGTTTGCCCAAAAGCTCGTCGAGACGTCCCTCTGCCTTGGCCTTCACGATTTCGTTCGGGCTCATGGTCTTCAGGTCTGCTTGAGTCAACTGACCCAGTGATGCAGGGGCGGGCTTGCCCTGGTTCTCGTCGGGCTTTGGACCCTTTGGTTTGGACTGATCCGCAATGAGCGAGAGCAGTAGTTCCGCTTCAGCCTCCAACTCTTCCTGAGTGGAGCCCTTCAGCAGTTTGGTTGCGTCACCTGTGATGCCCTTTTCGGAGGCGATGCGGAGACGCAGGAGTTCGGCCTTCGCCTGGGCGGCTTCAGCCTTTTCACGAGCCAACTCTTCGGCGAGCTTTTCATGCTCGGTCTTCTGGCTTGACTCGTACTCGCGCCACTTGTTGGCAAACTCGTGGTCTGCCTTAGCGCGGGTCTCCCACTTCCGAGCCTCTGCCTTCCAGTCAGTTGCGTCGCCCTGCGGTTCTGCTACTGGTGGGGTTGGAGTCTCTTCGGTTGGGGTTTCAATCGGGGTTTCGCTCATTTGCGGTTTCTCCTATGCAGGAAATGAATCAGCCATGCGGCTGTCTAGCCACTGCGGTCCAGTGGAAGTTATCGAAGCCCTGTCGTCTCACGAACAATCTTCAGAATGTTCGGAGTGGTCAGGGTCAAGTCGGGATGTGCTCGGGCAGCGTCACGAGCCTTCATCGAGTTGTAGCCGACGAGTTCACGTTTCACTTGGATTTCTGAAACGGCATCGTTGTAGTGCTGGCGTACCGTGTCGTAAATCCTTGGCTCGGAGAAGCGTTGGCCTGAAAAGACTGGCACGTTCACGCAACTGCAATGGTCATGGAAGGAAGCAGCGTCCTCTGTGTATTGGACTTCTGCCACTGCTGCCATTGTAAGACAGAAAGCACAGGCATTCAGGCTCGCCACGCGTCGATAAGTTGCTTGCGGGTCGCGCTGAGAGTTGTCGAAAATGGTCTCACGATCTACACCGGCAACGGCACGAGCCACAACGCCAGTCAGTGTGGACTCGATAACGTCAAGCGAAGAACCGTTCACGGTCTGGGCGATGCTGTATCCGATGCCCGAATCCAAGACATCTAGGTTCACGGATGCGGCCTTCGCCTTGAACTGACCCTTGGCTTTCGCCTGGAGCCGGCTCTGGTCGTAGAACGTAGTCGACAGGAGGGCGCTCGCCGAACCGTAAGTCTTGACAATAGTCGGGAGGGTCTTGCGGAGTTCACCAGCGAAGTCACGCAACGGCTGGTCTTTCAGCAGTCGCACCGCTCCGAGCGTGTCAGCCATCGCCAACTTGGAAAGGTCAAGGACTGCCTGGCGGTGCTTACTGGCCGCTTGGAGTAGTTCCATTGCCTACCACTGGGGCGTTCTGTGCAGCCTGAGCCAGAGTGCCGATGAGGGATACAGCCTGGGCGGTGTCTCGTTCGCTCTGGAGCAACTGCTTGTCGGAGTCGCTGAGGCCGATGCGGTTGAGGACAATCTCGCTAGTCGCCGGCAGGACACCAGCACCCACGAGCTTCGTTACCTCGTCAGCAGCAGCGGCACGGGTCGGAGTAGCAGCGTCACGCCAGATTGGGCGCAGGTTCATCGCATCGGCAGGGATAGCACCGTCACGGACCAGGAGAGCCAACTTGGCGACCTCGCTCCAGGTGCGTCCGAACTGACGCTGGCGACGCTCTGCACGCTTGACAAGGCGAGCCTCCATCTGACGGATAGCGTCCGCGCTCGATGGGTTGTCGGTCTGGAAACCAAGGTAAGACGAAGGGATTGCAGTCTCAGCAGCGATTAGTTGCGCGTACTGGCGAATCTGCTCGAAGTATGGGGCAGGGGAGTTGGCCTGGAACTGACCAACAGTCGGCATTACGCCGTCATCCTCGTTGTAAGGAACGCCGAGCATACGGCCCTGGATGACATCCCACGGGTTCAGAGGGTTGCCGTCAGGGTCGAGGAACATGTCCTGAGGAGCGCCCAGGATGTACCGCTGAGGGGCGCTGTAGAACTCTCTGGCGACCTCTGCGCCCAGGAGGGTACGCATAGCACTGTCGGTGTAGGAACGGACGGCACGAGTGATCTCAGAGCGTCCGTCAGGGTCACCCGAGCGAGGGTTGTTCACCAGAGGGGAGACGGTGACGCGTCCAAGGTTGTGGACGTCGCGGGCCAGTTCGATGAAGGTGCGGTCGTAGGCCTCGAAGTAGATGGTCTCGTTCGCCAGGTAGAGCGAACCGCCGGCAATGCTGCCATCGTGCTCACGGTCCAGCAGGAGAGCGGCCGAGAGACGACGAGTGCGCATGTCGTAGAGGGCGGTGGCCTTCTTCGGGCTCTCGATGGTGATGAGCGGGTCTGCCTCACCCTCCAAGCCCTTGCCGACGAACACAAAGCCCTTGCCGTAGATGAGGGCGTCCTTGTGACCGAGGCTGGACTCCAGGTCGAGCTCGTTCGCACGGTAGATGTCGTTCAAGCCATAGTTGTCGTTGATGTAGCCCTCGAAGTCGAGGCGCTCCTCAAGGACGTCAACAGCAGTGCCCGCCCAGCCGACCACAGAGTCAACCAACTTCAGCGCAGGGGGAATAGAGATGTTGAGGTCTTTCAGGCGGGTCTTGCCCTCGTAGTAGCCCTCTAGGACAGCGTTCTTGCTGTCGTGGTGCTTTATCTTGCCTACCAAGGCATTGATGAGGCCGAGTTCTTCGCTCGTTAGGCTCATAGGATGATTGCCCTTCGGGTCGTGTTTTGCTTGCGGTCTTTCGTGGCGTGACGTGCGCCATTCGCTAAGA